GGTCAATTATGCCTTTTAAGATTCCCATATTATCACAACCCTCCTTTTCGCTTACATAAAAGGCAATTCGCCGTCGATACCGTCCGGAATGTTCATGAATCCGTCTCCTGCGTCTGAATATCCGGCATTTTCTGCCTGTTCTCCTGCTGCCCTCTTGCTTTCTGCAAATTCCTGTTCCTCAATCACAACATCGGTTGTATATACCTTTTGACCGTCTCTGTTGGTGTATGAACCCGTCTGAATCCTGCCAGTAACAACAATTTTTGTTCCCTGTTTCAGATATTTTTCCGCAAACTCGCCGTTTTTCCCAAATGCCACGCATGAGATAAAATCTGCCGACTGTTGCCCGTCTCTTGCACCTCTCCGGTCGACTGCCAGTGTATAACGTGCCACACACATGGATTCCTGTGAACCGTTCTGCTGTGTATATCTTACATTCGGGTCTCTTGTGAGCCTACCCATCAATATGACTTTGTTCATTCTCTTTTTTTGTCCTTTCTTGAATCAATCTCTCGTATAAACGCAAATCATCCGGCGGGATGTCGAGATTCCAGTCTCTCGCAAATTCTATCCCGCCGATGAACGCCTCTTTTTCTCTATCAGTCATTTTCCCGCTGCATAACATATTCATTTTGCATTTTCTGCAATCTGACAAGTCCTTTTTTGAACTCAAGGTCATCACCATTCATGCACACATCGAATATTTTCTCATAGTCGACAATGTGCGTCTTGATGAACTCTGCCTCTGCTGCCGTCCTGCTCTCATTGATGAGCATTCCCTTGACTGCCTCTTTTATCATTTCACAATGGGTCTGTTCCTCCTCTGTCGTTGGAGGTGTGGTTGCAATCATATTCTCATAGGCTTTGTCGATTGCTGCTGCAATGAGTTCTCTCCAACCTTTGCCCCGCTCTCCAATCAACTGGCACTCGATGTCCTCGAAACTGTTTCCTTGCCCTGCTGCCGTGATTCTGATGTCCTTTTTCCCCTTTGCTGCAATCAGAATCAAATCGTCGTCGTATGCCTCCATGTAGTAGTCAAATTTCGCATCAAAATTCGGATTCGGATTGATGATGATTTCCGGTTGACTGCTGCCCTCTGTTTGGATGCTCACTCCGATGTATTTTGCATCTGTCGCCTTTGCATTGATAAATATTGCTTTTAATTCGCTTTTGTTCATGCTGCTCCTCCATTCACTAATCTATTGAGTAACTGTTCATACATGGTTTTGTATGTATCTCTTTCGGTCTGCAATCTGATTGTGTCCTCTGCCGATGCCACATTCGCAATTTTCTTGTTTTCCTCAACATAGACTGCTGCATCCTGCTCAATCTCTGCGATTGTGTCCTCATGCTCCTGCTGCAACATCTCAATTTCTCTCTTGAGACTGTCGATTTCCTCCTGCTGTTCCTTGATGGTCTTGTAATACTCTTTTGCTGTCTTGATGCCATTATCCAACTGCAAGGAAATCATGAGAGCAATGTCGATATTCTCCATTTCCTTGTCTGTCGCCTCTCCGATATATGTTCCGATGCGTTCCGTTGATACCGAATAAACCTGCTCACACAATACCGTGCTGATTCTGCCTGTTGACCTTATTGTCACATGTGTCGGGAGGTCTGTTTTTGGCTGTGTGGTCATATATACAACATTGCTGTTCTCATTGTTCTTGTTGTTGCTAACCACTACCGCCGGACGGTCTGCGTGTTGTTCGCTCCCGTTGTAGGATGCCCCCCCTCTGCTGATATAGAACATTTCGCCTCTTTTGATGTCATTCATTGATTTTTACCTCCTGCATTCAATATTTTCATTTTCTGAAATCGTTTCATTGTCAACGATATACTTTGCAAGTTCTCTTTCGTCCATCAAATTATCACAGGTGTTCTCTGTTGCGATGATTTTTCCTGATTGCCCGAACCCGATTGCAATGTCGCATCGTATTCCGTCCATTGTGTAGTTTTCCGGAACATACTTGATAACCATTGATTCAGTCACAACCTGTGCTTGATGTGTGTAAATCTGCAATAACCGGAGTGCAATCCCTTAATATCATATAGAGCCACTCTGCTCTCTTTCTTGCCTCGTCTCTTGTCTTTACTCTGACATATACTGTTTTCACTTATTTCCTCCAATTCTTCAATCTGTATTTGATGATATATACAATCTGCATCAAATACGGGTGTCTCTGTTTATAACTCATGTTCCTCACCGTCTTTCATGAGTTTTGTTGCCATGATGCAATATCCGTCCTCAATTCCTGTGTAGTCCTCAAGGATATATGTCACAAGCACTCTGACCATGCGTCCGGTGTTCTTTCCGTCTGCAAACTCCATCATTTCGAGAATGTCGCCTTTTTTATATCCTCTGTCATTCTTTCGGAGTTCAAATGTCTTGATTCCGTTTGCCACATCATCGAAATAAGACTTTGCAAGGCGTATCTGATGCACTTTCTGTCCGGTCTCCTGTGTGTCTGATGGGAGGTTCTGCATCTTCTCCTCCTGCTCCATCTCACGGAGTTTTTTCTTTGTCTCACGGTCGATTGCATCCTGTTCCTCTGAATATCTCTGCTCGTCGGTCTTGTATGCCTCTGTACGGTTCTTGTACTGGTCGCATGAGGTGCATGTTCCGGTTTTGACGTTGCATGTCTCATATTCGGTGCAGGAATAACAGATTGATGTGATTCCCTCCGGATGTGGTGTTTCGTAATCGTCGCCCGCTCTCACCTCCGGCGGGTTCATGCCAATTTCTGCCTCTGTGTCGGATTCTGACACCTGCTGCCCTGCTGCCCTTTCTGCTTTCATGTCTTTCACATCTTTGTGCGTGAGTTCTCCGGTTTCTGTGAATTTCCCCAGTGCCTCCCGCTGCTCGTCCTCTGTCATCCCGCTCAATTCATAGGCTGCGGAAAATGTGAGGCGTTCGCCCTTGAGTTCCTCTTTCCATTCCGGAATCAGATTGTTGTTGACTGCCTCTATTTGAGCAACCTTTGTTTTGCTCATGTGCAGCATTGAGGAAATCACCTCTCTCAATCGTCCGGATTGCAGGTCATATCCCTTGATTTTCTTTCCCGCTGCTTTCATACGCTCAAGAGATGCCTTGAGGCGTGTTTCCTCCTCAATCATGTCGGAGGTTGTCTTTGTACGGTATGCGTTCGCAATAATGATTTCAACCTGCTCCTCGTCGTTATCCTGTGGCGTTGTCAATTTACTGGTTGCAAGTTCAAATTCTTTATATCCCTTTGACACAAGGTACTTGAGAGCCTCCCACCGTCTTTCACCTGCTACGATTCTATATTCGCCCTTGTCGCATGGTGCATATACAAGTTCAAGGTTCTGTTTCAACCCATACATGAGGATGTCTCCTGCCAGTTCCTCAATCTGCTCTACACTGTAAAAATTCATATCGTTCCGGTACATCTTGAAAATTGAAATGTCCTT